CTGATGGAGTCACGTATTATAACCAAATAGTAAATATTCCCGGTGTAAAGACACTTACGAATACTGGTGCAGACAATACTTTTGCAACAGGCAAACACGTTACACTATACTCACCAACAGATAATTTGTGGATTATGAGTACGGACACTCTCGGAGATTTACAGGGTGTTAACCTTACAAATTTCCGTAGAACCACAGATGTTAATGTGGAAGAAATTGGTGGAGCTGACGTCAACGTGGGCACCAGTGGTGGTGGCCATGATGTACGATCTTATATTTATGTTGGTTCTGGCGCAGGCGCAACAGGCCAACTTCTTCATATTCCAGATGAGAAACCTAATGCTAATTCGTAAGCTCATTAATGAATGCACAATGACGCAACAAGAACAACAAGACATGACGAACGCGAGCTTCGAGCGTATCGCAGAACTCTGCGGTTCTCGATTCCACGAGCTGTACGATGATCTTGTACAAGATCTCGTTAAGTATATGGAAGACGAAGTCAACAAAATTGTAGATGAGAACGAACGCGAGAGCGTGAGGAAGCTGATGCACGAGGAGCTTAGCGAACTTACCGATTGAAATAAACAACACAATATTGTGCACAATGCCGCAGCCACAATGGTATCCCAATAATCTTAAAGGATATAGAATCAGATCAGGCCACGAGCGAAAGCAACGTGTGCCCACAAGACTCAGAGATCTCGACGACTGGATGGATACAGGAGCGTTGGAATATCGGTCTTATGGTCGACGGTACATACAACCTCAACCGATCAACGAGAGATGGTACCGCGACTGGAGGAAATATGAAAGCGACGGGAACAGCCGGCAGCTGTTCCAAACGAGGCGTGCTAAACGCCCTCCTAGCTTATTACAAAGACACGGAGGATACAAACAATATCATAAAACTATTAAAAATTTACAACGTTACGAAAAGGATCTTTTTTACGCTGAAGACATTGCTATGTTAGCTCGGCAGCGCTGGCCTCAAGACCATTATAACCAGCGCAATGAAGCGCCAAGCAGAGTCTCACGTAAACGAAAGGCTTGAAGACACCACAATTATACATGAATTTGAAGCAGCTGCACATCAACATCAGCGTACACTAGACAAGTTAACTACGAAACTTGATGAATTGGATAGCGAAGCTGCGTATTTAGATAATAAATTTAACCAGATAAAAAGATCATTCAGGAATGGATGGGTATACCCACCATATTATACCAAGCTTGATTATGATTTTGCTGTTCAGAAGAACAATGACTTACGTCGTGAAGTCGCTACATCCCGAAAGGAGCTGGAGCGCGAGTTTGACCACACTAACGCTGTAATGCAATGGAACTTGGATCAAGTTGATATAATCCTAAACGAACTGTATGGGTATGAAGGAGCACCTGTGTTTATGGGACCCGGCGTATTAGATGACGACGAAGCAAAACCTGACGAAGTATTTAATGTTAATGGACAAATTGTTGATTCTATGGATGCTTATAACAGATATCATGGTTATCAGCATCCTATTGGACCACTTACACATGATCAATATCAAGGTCAGTTTTATGCCAACACAAACAATACCGTTGCAAGGAACTTGAACGCAACAAATCAAGTTCCATACACTGTAGATTGGCTTTAGACAGTGTTCTCTGAAAGAGAACCAAGAGCAGGTCGAATCAGCTGCGGCATAGTTAAGTTAATACCAGTCAAGTGAATAACAGTCCACCTATCAGCCTTGAGCTTCTGCATGTCAGGTGGATTATTAGACAGAATAATCACGTGCTTAGGCGTGAACCTGTACTGGCACGAATTATACTTCGTGACAAGCATGCGACCATCTTTACAGTGCTCAGCAACAGTATAAACAACATCCATACCGTATTCAGCGTTTGAGCAAGAGACGTCAAACACGATAGTGTTGCAACCGGGCTCTCGCACGTGTTTGGACAGAATATAAAGAAGGTCTGCTTTTTTAGCAGGCTGCAACACCACTGCTTTGCACATTGTTTGCAAATAGCCAGCCATGAAAGATTTGCCGACGCCACCAGTTTGCTCCCATATGTAAACAACTTGGCGACCATGAACAGGTGACTCGCAAAATTCAACAAGCCTTTGTTGCCATGGTCTGAGCGTTTGTTCCTGGTAGAAGGAAACAGCGGCTTCATGAGCTTTTTGCTGACCAACCAGGTTGTAATACGTCTCAGATGTGTTGGCACACTTTGCGATAGCTTCAAAGTGATTTTTGTAAATATCAGTCCAGTTCTCTTGGTTCTCAATTGAAGCCTTAAGCTCGCTGAGGTCGTTGCGCTCCCCTTGACGAGGGGAAGCAATTTCACGAGCGTCACCGTGTGTGAAAGGATTGGGCATAGGCCATTCCTCGGTGTAAGGATTGATGGGATTGCCAACAGGCAAGACCATTTCGTCAGCTCTGGTATCATCTTTGGAACAATAGGCAATGTTGTCATCGCTGCTGCCACGAAGGGGGTGCACGATGTGGAAAGACTTGCCGTTGAAGGTAAAGAAAGCGCGCCACTTGTCAAGCTTCACTTTATGATCAGACTGAACGTACACTTGAAAGTGCAACTTATTCGTTTGACCGCCACGCTCAGCTTGACCGATATAATAAGACACTTTTGATCGAGTTGTTAAACGACGATCATGCATGGAAGTAATCCAATCATACAGTTCGAATTTATCAGATTCGTCATCATTACACTGTATGACTACCTATTAATACAGAGAGTCGGGCAGGTTGAACGTTAGTGCCCTGACTGTAAAATCTTCGGCAACGAGTTTGTCGAGCCACCCAGGGTCTTGAGCGGCCTCGGGCAAATTGGCTTGGACAACCGAATGTTTGGGGCCAACAGGTGTAGGAACAACACGACGATGCGACTGCGTCTTGCGCGGAGCCGGAGGCGGTGAGTACCCACTCAGTTGGAGAAATCGTTTAACAATTTCTTCGTCCTTGGGCGACCCCGGTTCGAAGCTGTCTTCCCGGATCGTTTTACACGACGGAATGCTGCGCTCGAACCTCTTATCGCACGACGTGCACAGAGGACGAAGAGGCGAGCCGAATGGATCGGGCAAGGACTCGACGATGTAACCATCTTTCCAAATACGGTAATTGTGTTTGCACACATGAGTATTGGTATCAGGCGATACATGTTTGATTTGAAGGTTCACCTGAATATGTTCAGCGGACATCTGTCCGTTGGGAATTTGAAAATTGTCAATTTTCGCGCCCAAATTCAAAAACGTGATATGGCCCGGCGGAGCCGGCGCAACAGGATCGACGCCGCCGCGGAGCGACTATGACGAGATAGAAGCTGAAACTCGAGTATGATGTGTGAAATGGTGTCCTTCGTGCACTCACCGAGTTTTAGCCTGAGGGGATGCGTATTGGCGAACTTCGCCCTGGAGCGTCTCGCGGAGCGTGTATATGCGTCGTGTTGTGCACGTTCCCCCAAACGACAGAACCTTAAATATAATGAGGAAATTCCTCATGCGTAAATATACGATGATATTTAGGTACGCAGTGATATTTTAGGTGGGTTTGTGGGTTTAACGTTTAGGGTACATCGTAATAAAAAATTTTTTTAAACTATAGAAGCGGGATGATTGACCAATCAGAACGCTTCGTCGCAGAAGTCCGGCTAACTATTACCCGGACTTCTAAGTTAAAAAAAACGCCACTTTAGTGTGCGTTGCAACTTAGAAGAGTGGGGCGGGTGCCGGGGCCAGGGCGGCATAATAAACTGCGCATAATTTGTTGAAAATCAACAAATATATATGCTCAGTTACAGTCAATATATTGATCGACTCCGCAATGAAGGAGCGATCATAGTAAAACAAGACCAGTATCACGAAGTGTTAACGATAAATGGATTAATCGTTATTAACTGGTTTCCTACTGGGTACCCCGACAAAATGCCACAATTAAGGAAAGGAAGGCACTGGAGAGAGTTTGGCGAAGACCTGGTAGCAACAGTAATGCTACCAGGCGCCTGGTACAGGCGCATACGACAGGTATGGCGAGATTATGGCAATGAAAGTGCTTTTGTAAAGCACATCGGCTTTAGCCGAGGCGGCGGCATCGCCGCTTTTTTTGGCGGGACGGCATACGGAGCGTTTTTGGTGCCAGGTTTACCTGTGCACAAAGACGCAAAGTTTATGCCAGTGTATGATTGGTTTCACGGGTATGCATTACCCGTTGTTAACAAGCCACTCGCAAGGATTATTGGCGCCAGAAATAGGCGCGCCAATCCAGCGCTGGCAAAGTTTGGCCCAAGGCGATGATGCCTCAGCAAGCGACTGCCAAACTCAACATAACTATTAAGAGTATATGTTGTGCCAAGGTAAAAGGCGTTGACGATTTTTTGGAGAAGGATGTAAAGCCTGAAACAAAGAAAGAGGAAACATTACAACGAAACGCACGTGATAGCGATAGCTCCGATTGAAGATAATCATTCCAACGTGCGCATGAAACGCGGTCGTCCTGGATCTTTTCCTGGAGTGAAACGT